GCTTGTCTAAAATGTATTGGGGCTATTACTTACGACCTTAATACACATAAAGCATCTAATAAAATTATTAATGACACCATTAATAATACTGTATCTATAAATGAGCTAGACGACAAAAAAGATATCCACGATCTTCTAGAATACATCAGAAAGGTAAAGGAAGAATAAAATGGCTATTATTGCGGTACTTGCTTTTCTTGGCCTAATCTGGGCTTCTATTTATTTTCGAATTGGTTAAGAGAAGGATTTATAAAATGGACCGTACAGACTGCTTGGACACCGCAAAGAATCTGATCAACGGCGAACGCGCTCGCCAGTACGGTGGAGCCTATCAAATGCACCAGCGTGTGGCTGATCTGTGGAATAGCTACCTTCAGACACCCGACTATAAGATTACCGTCAAGGACGTGGCGGTCATGATGATCCTGCTCAAGACTGCTCGTTTGCGGAATGTCATGCTCGACGATAAGAACGGCGTTGATGGTCACGACAGCTTCGTTGACATTTGTGGCTACGCTGCCCTAGGCTGTGAAATGACTTCTTCGTCTACTGGAGACTAGCTCTGGAGGTACACTGCCATGTACGAGGGTGCTAAACGTGCCCTAAAGACGCACCAGCCGTGCGAAGCGTGCGGCTCTAGCGATGCGCTATCTATCTACGACGACCATACATATTGTTTTTCGTGCCAAGATCTGATTTGGAAGGACGGAAAAGAACCAATGACTCCGCCAGCGGTTATTAGCTTCGAAAAGAAGAATACCAACGCGCCCGGAACAATTGAACCGTCAGACTACTGGCAGTCTCGAAAGATTGCTAAGGCCGTATCTGATTTCTACTTTGTAAAAGTTCTAAACGCCGGTACTCGTGTAGAGTTTCCGTATTATGTCAACGGCGAACCTGTAGCTAAGAAGGTTCGTGATCCCGGCAAGGATTTCTTTACCGAGGGCGACTTTGCATCCTGCGATATGTTCGGCGCTCATGTGCTGAACAAAGCAAAGCACAATACGATCATTGTTACCGAGGGCGAAGCGGATGCTCTGGCAGCGTTCCAGATCGCCAACCGCATATCGCCAGAAGCCACAACCATCACGAACCCCGCTGGATCACTTGTACCAGTATTGAGTATCAAAAGTGGTGCCAGCGGTGCTGATAGAGACTTCAAGAATAGCCTTGAACTCTTGGAGAAGTTTGACCGTGTATTTATTTGCTTCGATTCGGACGATCCCGGCAAAGCTGCTGCTGATCGTGTGGCTAAGCTACTCTCACCAGGAAAAGCCTACTTGGTCTCCTTGGACCTCAAGGACGCTTGCGAATACACCAAGTCAGGTCTCTCGACCGAGTTTCTCGCGCATCTGAAAAGCGCGAAGCTTTATACACCGTCTGGCATCTGCAACGGATCGGATAACTTTGATCGTCTGTGGAACGAGACAAACGTAACGAGCATCCCGTTCCCCTTCGAAGTGTTGCAGGAAAAGACCCTTGGCATCCGTGCCCGTGAGATTGTTACTTGGGCAGCGGGTACTGGTGTCGGTAAGTCTTCGCTCATGCGCGAACTACAGCACTACTACATCAAGCAGTGCCCTGATATTAAGATCGGCATTATTGCTCTTGAAGAGAACGTAGATAGAACACGGCGTGGCATCTTGGCAGTAGAAGCCAACGACAAGCTGCATATTAACGAAGTATTTTTGAAGTACTCCAAAGAGCAGATCAAGAAGTACTTTGACGCTACTCTTGGATCAGGACGAGTTTATCTTTACGATCACTTTGGCTCTATGGACGTAGAAGACCTTTTGGCGCGGGTGCGCTATATGGTCGTCGGCCTAGAGTGCAAGGTAATCTTCATCGACCACCTGAGCATCCTTGTTTCAGGCTTGGACATTGTGGACGAGCGTAAGGCAATTGACCGGACCATGACTTTGTTGCGTAAGCTTACGGAAGAGACGGGATGCACCATCCACTTGGTCACGCATCTTCGTCGTCTCTCTGGCGACCGCTCGCACGAACAAGGCGAGGAGATTGGTCTGAGCCACTTGCGCGGCTCTCACGGCACAGCGCAGATCAGCGATACCGTAATCGCGCTGGAGCGAGACACACAGAACGAAGACCCCATTGTCTCCAACACAACGGTTATGCGCGTTCTCAAGTGCCGCTATACCGGCGACGTTGGTCGCGCTGGGGCTTTGCTCTATGACCGCAATACTGGTCGCATGGGCGAGATCGAGGACACTCCTCCTGCTCAGAACAACGCAGGGAGTAACCATAATTTCTAAAATGATCAAAGAAATTTCTAAGAAAGAAATTAAAGTAAACCTTATCGACCATATGGGCGGAGACAGTTCAATTGTGCGCTCCGCCCGTGTGTCGTTTGCGAACGACAAGACAAATAACTTCCCCCTTAATGAAAGGGACGAGCGTCTAATCAGGTTCCTTGCTAAAAATGGGCATTGGACCCCGTTTGCACACACTTGTCTCACGTTCTATGTCCAAGCTCCTATCTTTGTTGCTAGGCAACTTGGGAAGCATCAGGTGGGGCTTGTATGGAACGAAGTTAGTCGCCGCTATATCGACCATGAGCCAGAGACTTATTATTTTTCTGAGTGGCGCGGGCGTGCTTTAGACAAGAAGCAAGGCTCCAAGGAAACGCCCATGGAAGAGCAACAGTCGTCGGAAGCTTCTGCCATTCTTGAGTTTGTTGACAGAATGGCTACGGATGCTTACAACAGGCTTCTTTACATGGACGTGTGCCCGGAACAGGCTCGCGCCGTCCTGCCCATGGCTACCATGACTAGGTGGTACTGGACCGGATCACTTTATGCTTTCAGCCGCGTATGTGACTTGAGATTGCACGGTACTTCTCAAAAAGAGACAGCAGAAGTAGCTAAGCAAATTTCAAATATTTGTAGTGATCAATTCCCGGTATCTTGGAAGGCACTATCAGAACAATGGCTGACTCCACCAACTCCACTTGCATCGTAGATATTGAGACAGACTCTCTCAATCCTACTAAGATTCATTGCGCCGTTGTTGTAGATTTACAGACTGGAAAGCATCGTCATTTTGAATCCGGAGCGGGCAAACATGCTGAACAGCATATCCTTTCGTATAGCAGAGTGGTTGCACATAACGGTTGCTCGTTTGATTTCCCGGCTCTCAAGAACTTATGGAACATTGAAATCCCGTTTGAAAGACAATGGGACACGCTGATCCTATCTAGACTGTCTGTCCCCGATCGCGAAGGGGGTCACAGTCTGGAGTCTTGGGGTAACCGCCTTAAGTTTCCAAAAATGGAATACACAGGCTCTTGGGACAACTATTCCCCGGAGATGCTGGAGTATTGCGTAAACGACGCTGTTTTGTGCGGTAAGGTATTTCAGTATCTCCGCAACGAGATGAGCCAGTTTGACGTAGCTTCTGTGCGTGACGAGCATCGTATGCAACTGCTCGCTAACAAGGTACAGCAGCGCGGCTTTGCGTTCGACGTAGCTACTGCTCTAACGCTCTATACAGATCTTAAGCAGGAAGAAGAGAAGATCGTCGAGGAGATGCAAAGCATCTTTCCTCCGACTGAAGTTAAGCTAAAGACCAAGACCAAGTACATTCCGTTTAACCCTGCAAGCAGGCAGCAGATTGCTAATCGTTTGATCCAGCTAGGCTGGACTCCTTCGGTGTTTACTGAGACCGGCTTGCCAAAGGTAGACGAGAATACGCTGGAAAACGCCGGAGACATTAAAGAGGCAAAGGTACTGGCGCGTTACTTCATGCTCTTGAAGCGCACTGGTATGCTCAATTCATGGATCAAGGCGTGCCGCTACGACAATAGAGTACGCGCTACATATCATACGCTTGGTGCTGTTACGAATCGTATGTCTTGCTCAGACCCCAACCTTCAACAAATCCCGTCCGTGCGAAAGCCGTATGGGAAAGAATGTAGGTCACTGTGGAAGAGCAAGAATACTTATAAGCTGATCGACACCGACGCTAAGGGTCTAGAGCTTCGCGTACTCGCTAATTACATGGGCGATGAACAGTTCACCAAAGAGCTTCTAGAAGGTGATGTTCATACCGCTAACCAGCGCATGGCTGGCCTAGAGACCAGAGACCAAGCCAAGACGTTTATCTACGCGCTGCTATACGGTGCCGGAGACGCAAAGATCGGCAAGATTGTGGGTGGTAGTGAAATAGACGGTGCTAGATTGCGCGATAGGTTCCTGTCTAATCTTCCTGCTTACGATAGGTTCCAAACGTCGGTGGTAAACAAGGCCCGTAAGACCGGAGTGCTGAAAGCTATCGACGGTAGAGTTCTTAGAGTCAGAAGCCCACACGCCGCTGTGAACACTTTGATCCAAGGGTCTTCAGCGGTGTTGATGAAGAAGTGGTTTTTGTATGTTGATTACTTGTTAGAACAACATGGAGTAGACGCTGGCATAGTAGCTATGGTACATGATGAGCTAGTTCTAGAGTCTCACCAAGACGCTGTTGATACGACTACAGCTTGCGTGAAACTGGCACTAGAAAATGTAGTAAATAAGTTTGACCTAACCTGTCCACTTGATTGTGATATCAAGGTCGGCAATAACTGGAGCGAGATACACTAATGGCTAACAATATCGGCTATCTGTCTGGTTCGATGCACTATGCGTTTATCTTTGAGAACACCAAGGATAAGTTTGACCGTTATTCTATGGTCATGACTTTGGAGGGTGATCAGGTTGGTGCTGCCCGTAACATGGGTCTCAAGATCAACCAGAACCCTGAGAAGTTTAACGGTCTTCCTTACGTTAGCTTGAAGTCTAGCTTCCCTCCGAAGCTGCTGAACGCTGATAAGACTGACTATAGTGGCCCGACGCGGCTTGCTTTTGGTAGCAAGTGCGTTGCCAAGATCTCTCAGCGTCCTTACGATAACAAGTTTGGTAAGGGCATCACTACGTTCCTTAGCGCGGTGATGATCACGGACCCGGTCGAGTATGTGCCGGAGGGTCAGAAGGACAATAATGACTTTGCCGATGCTCCTTCCAGCAAGCCTTCCTCTTCTGCTGCCGCTGCTCCTACCTCTTCTGCCTCTAAGGGTAAGAAGCAGGCAGCGTCTTCTGGTATCGGGTTTTAATTCTCTTGTTGTCCTATAGCACCGACTACGGTCATTGGGACGTTTCGCTGGTAGGCGAGTTCGATGTAGCTAAATACATCGGATTCGTCTACCGCATTACTCATATTGAGAGCGGTAAATCGTATATCGGTTGTAAGCATCTATGGAAGTATAAAAAGCGTAAGAAGGTAGCTGCTTCTGAATGGCGAACATATTGCAGCAGCAGCGAGTATCTTAAGCCAGAAATTCAAAAGCTGGGTAAAGAAGCTTTTCACTTTCAAATCCTGATGCTCTGCACCAACCGTCGTAACTTGTACTATAACGAAATGAAGCTCCAGATTGAGCTTGGGGTTCTAGAGAGCGACGAATACTATAATGCCAACATCGGCGGTATTCGGTTCTTTAGACCAGTCGAAAGCTACCTTAGCGATGATCTTCGGGCTAAATTGCGCGAGAGCAAGATTGGTACAAAGAACCCAAGCTATAAAGGTCCATTTATTGTTAAGTACAAAGACGGTTCAACTAAGCGCGTAGACGATATGACGGTGGACGCTTTTTGCCGAGAGAATAAACTTAATCCCAGTAGAGTTTACGAGGTGCGTGAAGGCAAACGTAAATCTTACAAGAATATTACAGAGGTGATTTATGAGCGAGAACAAGAACAGCGAAGATAATGGCGAGGGGCAGCTAGACCTATTTAATAAAGAAGTCACTAATCAGCAGAACCCTCCTGCTACTTCAAAGAATATCTCAACGCTGGTTGACGATATTTATAAACTAGTCACTACCGGAACTAAGAGTCCTAATCAGGAATACCTGATCGGTATGGCTATCTCTATTATGGATGGCGTTAAGAAACAGTTGTGGGCCACCACAAACAATAAACCGCCATCTCTGCGTATGTCTAACATCGGCAAACCCTGCACCCGCGCACTGTGGTACGAGATTAAGGGCGATGTAAAGGGTGAGCCGCTGTCGCCAGAGACAAAGCTTAAGTTTATGGTTGGCGATATTGTTGAAGCAGTGATCCTGTACTTGGCTAAGGAAGCCGGTCACACGGTTACGCTTCAGCAAAAGGAAATCGAGATCGACGGCATCCGTGGTCATATCGACGCGGTTATCGACGGTGAACTCGTAGACGTTAAATCTACTACGTCTATGGGTATCAAGAAGTTTGCTGACGGCTCACTGGCAGAAGACGATCCGTTTGGCTACATCAGCCAGATTAGCGGCTATGCTAATGCCCTTGGTAAGAAGACCGGAACATTCCTGGCTTTCGATAAGTCGGCTGGAGATCTTGTTACCTATACTCATTACGAGCTAGAAGATACTTCTAAGAAGATTGCAAACGTCAAGGAAGTGCTTGCGAAGGACGCTCCTCCTCCGCGCCCGTTTGATCCGTATTACGACAAGACCGCTGGTCGAAAGAAACTTGGAATCAATTGTTCATACTGTTCCTTTAAGGAACATTGTTGGGCAGATCGCGGCTTGGATATTCAGTTCAAGAGCGGAAAGCCTGTGTTTTACTTGAAGGATACTAAGAATGACTTTTCGTTCTAACGAAAACCCAATGTTCCGCTCTAAGTTTAGCGAGGACATTTTTAAGCACAAATATGCTCACGAGCAGTGCTACACCTGGGAGTCACTTGCTAAGACCCTGGTAGAAGACGTTTGCGGTGAGCAGATGAGCAAGGACGATAAGGACGACCTTGCCAAGATCATCGCAGATCTGAAGTTTATCCCCGGCGGTCGATATCTGTACTACGCCGGTAGGCCCAATAAGTTCTTCAATAACTGTTATCTGCTCCGCGCAGAAGAGGACAGTCGAGAAGACTGGGCTAACCTGTCGTGGAAGGCAGAAAGCTGTCTTATGACCGGCGGTGGCATCGGCGCGGACTATAGCGTCTATCGTCATAGCGGCGCTGCTATTTCGCGTACCGGCGGCTATGCCAGCGGTCCTATGCCCAAGATGCAGATGATCAACGAGATCGGTCGCCGGGTGATGCAGGGCGGCAGTCGTCGCTCTGCTATCTACGCCTCGTTGAACTGGAAACACACGGACGCTTATCAGTTTCTCAACGCCAAGAACTGGTACGATATGCCAGTGGGTAAGACCGGGTTCAGCGTCGGGCAGCTTAAGGAGCAGGACTTCAACTATCACGCTCCGCTTGATATGACCAATATCAGCTTGAACTACGATACCGACTGGCTCCTTGGCTACTGGTCTACCAAGAACTACGGAGACGTATTCAAGCAGAACGTGAAGCAGGCTATGCGTACCGGAGAGCCGGGTTTCTCGTTCAATTTCTTCAGCAAGGAACGCGAGACGCTTCGCAACGCCTGTACCGAAGTTACTAGCGAAGACGACTCAGACGTTTGCAATCTTGGCTCAATCAATATGGGCCGCATCACGACTATCGAAGAGTTTAACTCTATCGTAGAACTGTCTACAAAGTTTTTGCTCTGCGGTACGCTGCGGGCAAAGCTGCCGTATGAGAAGGTCTATAAGGTTCGTGAGAAGAACCGTAGACTTGGCCTTGGCTTGATGGGTATGCACGAGTGGCTCATTAAGCGTAAGTACAAGTACGAAGTCACCCCAGAGCTTCATCAATGGCTCAGTGTGTATAAGGGTACTTCGGACAAGGTGAGCCGCGAGTTTGCCGATGCTCTGTCTATCAGCCGACCTGTTGCTAACCGCGCCATTGCTCCTACCGGCAGCATTGGCATCATTGCTGGCACTACGACCGGCATTGAACCTATCTTTGCTGTGGCCTATAAGCGCCGCTATCTGAAGAACAACACTAGCTGGCATTACCAGTACGTTGTTGATAGTGCTGCTCAAGAGATCATTGATCTTTACGGCATCGACCCGGAGTCCATCGAATCGTCGCTGGACTTGGCTAAGGATTATAAGCGGCGTATTGCTTTCCAAGCCGACGTTCAGGACTACGTTGATATGTCTATTTCTTCGACAATCAACCTTCCTGAGTGGGGAAGCAAATACAATAATGAGGACTTGGTTGACGATTTTTCTTCTACTCTTGCCTCTTACGCTCACCGCTTGCGCGGGTTCACAGCTTATCCGAGTGGGAGTCGCGGAGGACAGCCTCTATCTCAGGTTTCTTATCGTGAAGCTGTAGATAAGCTGGGCGAGGAGTTTGAGGAAGGTATCCAGACACACGATATCTGCGATATCACCGGCAAGGGCGGTTCCTGCGGGATGTAACAAAAAGGGCCAGTAGTGGAAACACTACTGGCCCTAATTGTTTAGACAACCTTACACAATTTTGCGTAGGTCTCGTTCTGTATGAGAATCTGCTTTTCTGTGTCGAAGGTCAGAACGTCCTTCTTGTCCACATAGATAGGCATATAAAGCAGACAGTAGTTAAGTGTTGCGCTCCCAGCGGCG